ATACAGCAGTTAGAGCAATGCAAGTACGAGAATACACCTGTGTTACCACAGAGGTATTACAACTACAAAAAGCGCATTGATTTCTTAAAAAGGTATAAAGAGCGTTTACAAAACTTTGACACCACACATTTAAACTATCACCAAAAAAGGGACCACCAATTTCAACTAAACGCCACCACCAAAAGAATTGCAACACTAAAACATAAAGCACTAGCCTGCAGAAGCATTGCAAGAAGAGCTTTTAAAAAACACCAATCCAAAATATGATTACATCATCTTCTATTGATACTGTAAGAGACTCAGACATAGTTCAAGTAATACAACATTATGTAGAGCTTAGCAAAAGCGGTAGCAATTATAAAGGCTTATCTCCTTTTGTAACAGAGAAGTCTCCAAGCTTTATGGTTTCTCCAGGTAAACAAATATTTAAAGACTTTGCTAGCGGAAATGGTGGAGACGCCATAAAATTTGTAATGCTTTACGAGCAATTAGATTTTATTGGCGCTGTAAGAAAAATTGCTAGTATTTGTAATATAACTTTAGAAGAAGAAGAAGTAACAGAAGAAGTTAAAGCTAAAATTAATCGAAAGGAACAGCTTTGTAAAATTATAGATAGATCTGCTAGCCTTTATACCACTACATTATCTGAGCAACCAGAAACACATTGGGCAAAACAAATGCTAAACAGCAGAGGCTTTAATCAAGATGTTATAAATGAATTTCAGATAGGTTATGCGCCTGCAAATCATACGTTTTTAGCTAAGCCTTTAATTGAAAAAGCATTAGTTAGCCAAGCTAAGGCAGTTGGTATTATAAAAGTGAAGGACCAACGTACCTACGATTTCTTTTATGATCGCATCATCTTTCCTATACATAACCATAAAGGGCAAATTATCTCTTTTGGCGGCCGTCGTAATAATGATGAAGAAAGTGCTAAGTTTCCTAAATACCTAAACTTAGGAGATACAGAACTGTATAATAAAAGCAATGTGCTATATGGTTTATTTCAAGCAAAACACGCCATTAGCAAAGCACAGAATGCTGTTTTGGTTGAAGGTTACACAGACGTTGTTTCATTACACCAAAACAACTGTGATACTGCAGTGGCCTCTTGTGGTACAGCGCTTACTATCACACAATTAAAATTACTAAGCAGGTTTACGCCTAGCATAACATTATTCTTAGATGGTGACGCTGCAGGACAACGCGCTGCATTAAAAGATATAGACCTTTGTTTAAAAGCAGACTTAAAAGTAAAAGTTTGCGTGTGTCCAGAAGGTGAAGATCCAGACACATTATCTAAAAAGGTAGATGATATAAATATGTTTATAGCTAATGAAGCTAAAGACGCTGTGTTATGGAAAACAAGACAACTAAGCAATAAAGCTGCTAATGATCCAGATGCAAAAGCAGATGCTGTAAAAGAAGTTTCTGAAATGCTAATGGGTATTAGCAACGACATAAAGAGAAACGAATATTTAAAGCTGTGTGCTAAAGAATTAAAAGTTAAGATAACAGACCTAAAGACAGCCGTACAGCTAACCATTACAAAAGCAGAACAAAAAGCAGAAGCAGGCAACCAAAGTAAAGAGGTTATAGATCACCTAAACTTACCAGATGGTGCAGATTGGCAAGAGTTTAAAAACCACCGTTTTGTTACTGCAAGCAATTGCCATTGGTTTCAAGGCTCTAACGGCTTTTTTAAAGGCACCAACTTTACAATAAGCGCTCTATTTCATATTTACGGAAAGCAAGACAATAAGCGTTTATGTGAATTAAGAAACACAGAAGGACAGTTACGCCTTATAGATTTTGAAAGTAAGGACTTTGTAAACTTTAGCAGTTTTCAAGAAAAGTGTATAGATGAAGGCTTTTATATTTTCCTTCCAGAAATAAGTACCATTCATTTTAAACTATTAACCCAACGTGTTTTAAATGATTTTATAACAGCCTATGAGTTAAAAACACTTGGATGGCAAACAGAAAAGTTTTTTGCTTTTGCAGATGGTGTTTTAGCAGAAAATGTATTTAAGCCAGTTAACCAATATGGTATTATACAGATAGACACAGATAACAAAACAGATTCTGAATACCAACAAGATGTAAAACACTTTTATTCTCCTGCATTTTCAGAAATATATAAGCATAGTAGAGATGATGATGATCCTTATGAAAATGATCGTGCATTTGTCTACAAAAAATCACCAGTGCCATTAGAAGATTGGATGTCACAGATGACAAGTGTTTATGATAAAAAAGGAATTACAGCAATAGCCTTTGCCTTTAGTACAGTATTTAGAGATTTTATATTAAGCAGGTATCATTTCTTTCCGCACTTATTTTTAACAGGTGAAAAAGGAAGCGGTAAATCAAAATTTGGAGATAGTATCGCCAATTTATTCACCTTTAAATTAGAGCCTTTTGATTTAAACTCTGGAACCTTAGTCGGTTTTTACAGACGTTTAGCCAGAATAAGAAATGTACCTGCTTTTTTTGAAGAATATCACGACAAAATAGATGATCGTATGTTTCAATCTCTTAAAGGAGCTTACGATGGTAGAGGTAGAGAAAAAGGGCAAGCCACAAGTGATAACAGAACAACAATAAGTAAGGTAAACAGTAGCTGTATTCTTGCAGGCCAATACTTATCTAGCAGAGATGATAACTCACTTACCTCTAGAAGTGTTATAGAGCACTTTATTAAGCGCCAAGATCCTTTTACCAATGACCAAATTATTGAGTATAACAAGCTTAAGAGTATGGAAGAGCAAGGGCTTTCTTCTTTAGTCTTAGAGATTGTAAAGTACAGACCAAAAATAGAAGCGCAATTTCATAAAACCTATGCCACTATAACAAAGAGTCTTATAAAGGACCTTAAAGGAATGGCTTATGAAGAGCGTATGCTACAAAACTATAGCTGTATGTTAGGCGTGTTGCAAGTGCTATGGCCTTATTTTCAATTTCCATTTACTTGGGATGATGTGTACCAACAATTTAAGAATGCCATTCTAGATACCAGTGATCTCATTACAGAAAGTGAAGGCCTTGCAGAGTTTTGGCGTGTACTCCCAATACTAGAGCGCAAAGGAGAAATAAGAGACGGCCACGAATTTTACATAGATGAAAAAGACAAGTTTACCTACCATCCTAAGAAGAATGAATCTAAGGTTTACGAGTCTAATCCTGGAGATAAAATATTATTCCTGCGTTTATCTCACGTGCACCAATACTACCATAATGAAGTTAGCAGACGTGAAGGCGTAGATGTTATAGGAGAACAAACAATGCGCAATTACTTTAAGAGTAAGCGCTATTACATAGGTCCAATAACCAACTATAAGTTTTACGATGCCAAAGGAGATTTTAAAAGCCAAGGAAGTTGCTATGCCTTTAACTACACAATGATGCAAAAGAGTGGCATAATAAACCTAGACAGCACTACAGAAACAGAAATTAATAGTGATGATCCTTTTGCACCAGACAATGCAGACCAATTATCAAACGGCCTATAATGAACCCTTTAACCCAACATAAAACAGCTTTTGAGCTTCTGCACTTTTACCAGAAAGAATGCAATGATCGTGGCATACGCATTTACCCGGTTTTGTATTACCACAGCTATGTGTTGGAAATAGAGTTTAACAAGACCAAAGACTTTAACCCTAACAACACCTTAAAACTTATACGAGGTGAAACCAGGTACAGCATAAATAAAAAAGAATGGGTAAACGTATTGCACCAGAAATACGAAGAAATATACCATACAAGAATACTACCACGCCTTAATACCGGCAAGGCTGTAGATAGTGGCACAGTAAGGGCCATTTATAAAAATGCCGGATAACTTAAATAACACGTTATGAGCAAAGTAAATTATGAAGTTTTTGATTTAGTACAACCAACAGGCAAAGCCAAAACAGTAAAGCGCAAAAGCCTAGGCACGTTTACCACCAAAGACGAGGTACACAATGAGATTGTAAACCAAAGAGAAAAAGGAAACACAGATTTTGCAGTAGTAGATTATACTGCTATGAAAGAAATGACACACTATAAGGTGCGTAAAAATTACAGAATCTCTACCAAGCCATACACAGGCAAAGTTCCAAAAGAGAGCAAAACAACCACAGCAGCTTAATATGTGGGTTACTTACATCATCTTCATTGCTATAGCCATTATAGTGATCTCCTGGAAAGCTGCAGGCATTTACCTAAGCAATGAAGATGATTAACAATACACTAAACTAACCTTTTAAAAAAATAGATATGTTTTATAAAATTATAAATCAAGATTCAGAAGTGTTTAAAAAACTAAAAGCGCTTAGAAAAAAGGAAATATTAATAGACAAAAAAAACATTCAACTTATAGAGGAAAAAGCAGGTCAAAAATGGGATAATTTTTTAGGCTATCAACCTCAAAGCGGTTTTAGCAGAACAACAAGATATATAGGATTTGAATTTAAAAATCCAGAACTTTTAAATGATAAAATTTGGACAAAAAACAAAGACTACCCTACAATTTACGAACCTTATAAAAGAACCAAAGCAGGAAGAGAAATGCAAAGTTTCATAAATAATTTAGAAGGTAGTTTTTACAAAGTAGTCTATGATATTTTAGGTCTTGAATCTTTAAGAAGGTTTATTACTCCTTATGTTGAAATTAAAAAAGATGATACTATTATTTTGAGACTTGATGATCAACACGAGCCAAAAGATAAAAATCTAATTGAAATTACTAGCGTCGAGTTTAATGAACTTTTTAAGCTTGATTAATATGGTAGTACCACATTTAATAAAAGCAGGATCTAATAAAGTGTTGTTAGGACAAAACCAAGAACCACCAAAAATAGATTGTCGAGTTTGGGCTGAAACTAGTTACCAGGAAGTACTTGAAATTCTTCTAGAAGTTAGATCAAGAGACATACAAATGTATGTAAACGGAGAAAAGCCACTGTTACCACAACCACTAAGAAAAAAAATACACGCCTTTCTTTCTGCAAATGGCAGGTAACGGGATGCAGCTATGAGCAGTATCCCGAAGGGTATTGCTTATAGGTGCTGTTGTGTGTCTGTGGGCGGTGATTTAGCACTAAGCTTTATTTGAAATACTGAAGCAAAAAAGAAAAAAGGGAAGGGGAAAACTTTATAGAGTACCCAATTAAATAAATCTGATACAATGAAAGTATTAACAGAAGGTCACAAGTACCAATTAAGCGGATTTGAGAACGCTGAAAACACTCAAGAAATTCAATTCATTGAGAAAACGCCAATTGAAGGCACAACCGAATTGAAAACGGTAAATGACGGAACAACCAACGAGGAACTTCTTGAAGTCTTAATTGACCGAATGAACTACCTACAAGGTAAATTCCCTTGCCGTGAAAATGCTATTGTTATTACAAAACTTCAAGAATCTCTGATGTGGTTAGAAAAGAGAACCGCAGACCGAAAGAAACGAAATGTTGAAGGAAAGCAATTAGCTTAATGGTATGTGAGCGTGGGCTTTTTCTTTTTTGACTATTAGCAGAAATGTTGATTTGAAAAACGGACTTAGCCCATTGCACATAACGGTCTGTGTATATCTGCCTGGAGGGCGCAGCCCTGCAGAGTGGCAGATTGCTGTGCCGTCTTGCAGATATGCGCTGTTAGGGACAAGTTTCCCTGCTAACTATAATTAACTAAAATACAATTACTAACGATAGGCACTGCACACACAGACCGTTAGGGCAAATTAAGTGTTGTGGGAGTCTTAAAATTTTAATATGGACGAATTAGAACAGATTTTATTAGATAAACTTAGAATTTACAAAATGTTATATATAACCTCTGACGTTATGGGCAGCAAAAAAGAAACTAAGTACTACGGAAAATGTATTAAAAAACTAAATAAGATGATTAAAATTTTATAGCGGAGCAACACGCCCCGCAGGGTAATTTGCCCTAACTACTTCCTAAGCAGAAGTTATTTTAAACTATTGATATGATGATGATTAACAATACAGAAAAGTTCGAAAACGAACTATTTTACAAGTGGATTGATGATATAGAGTTGAGATTTAAACTAACCCAATGTGTAAGAGAGGCAAACGTAAGACGCAAAGAGTCTTACACTCAAAAGGAAATAACAGAAATAGTTAAAATACCACTCACAAAAGTGAAGCAAATAGAGAATGGAACCTGTAAAGACTTTAATGCCATAAACAACTATATAAATTTTCTGGACTGCTCTATTTTAAATTACATAAGCCCTTTTAATTAATATAAACTAAACGAACCTTTTAAAAAAATAAATATGAATACAATTGAAGTTGAACCTAAATTAATAAAGCTTAAAATAAAAGATATAGATGTTTTCTTAGAAGATTACGAACCAGGAAAAGGAAAGATAACTATATCAAGTTTTAATTACGGTGCTTTCACCTTTTATTGGGGATCAATGGGAAGCGATTTAAAGGACTTTCTTTTGAGAATTAATGGAGATTATTTTGCAGGTAAATTGTCTAATAACAGTTATGTTTTTGACGCCAAAGGCAGTACTAAAAATGTACGTAAACATATTAGAGAAGAGTTGTCTTATGAATTGCCTCGTTATAAGTTTATGTCTGCTCAAAAAGAAATGAGAGAAGCTATAAAAAATCTTGAATATGTATCTTCTAATAATGAATTTGTAGCAAGAATGATTGATTTACCAGATAATTTAATGTGTTATGATTTAGATTATAAAGAAGAAAGGGAGTTTAAAGATATTATTGAAGGTGTTTTTAAAAGCGAACCTTGGCATTTTATAGCCGAAAAGCTATCTAATGAATACAAATGGCTTGTAAGTCTTCATAAGGATCTAAAGAAAGTACTATTAACTTTTTAATAAAAAAAATTATGAAACAACTAATTAAAGATACTTTTGAAAAGCATAAAATTAATTTTGGAAGGGAAAAAGTAACTAATATAGATGTAGATTATGTTGATGATTCTTACACAAATGTAGAAGAGGCTATTCTGGATCTTCTTAAACAAACGGCCTTAAACCAAAGCTCCATTAACTATCAAAACATTATAGATTACAAAATAGAAGCAGAAAAAAAAGCGAAGGATAAAAACATTAGTGAATGGGGTTGCGCTTTTATAAATTTAATACTCATAATCTTTATTACTATAGTTATAATTTCTGCTATAGCTAATTAATACACCTTATACACTACTAAAAAACCTCACAGTTAGCGCTGTGAGGTTTTTAGTTATATAACATTTGTATATACAACTATGTTAACATCTTAAAAATCCCGCGCCCAATTTTAAAAAACGTATAGAAGATAGCAGAAAAGCTGCGGAAAAAAGGTTCTAACAGTTCTAACCGTTCTAACTCAGTTAGTATATATAGTATAAGTTATTATATATCAATTAGTTACAAATATTTAATATAATCAATTTCAGTTAGACTGCGTTAGAACCCTTTTTTTAGGTTCTAACTAAAACACTAGTATACTAACCGGTTATAATGAAATTTCTATAATTTTAAAATTCTAACATTTTGTTATTCAGTTATTTAAAACTCAGTTAGAACGGTTAGAACCTTTTTGGGCCATCCATAGCATTACATTGAAGAAAATCCTTTTTTTTATCTCATATATTCTAAATTATAGCATATATTTATAACACATTTGTATTATAATAGTTTTTGGTTATGGCATTTTTAGCATCTGTAGATATTCCGGTTCCTGTATATGTGCAGAAGTACCTTTTAAAGCGTTATGGTAAAGATCATAAGGTGTCTAAAAACTCTGCTATTGGTATTATGATCATTCAGTTAGCCACTAAATACTATATGAAGCCTGTAAAGAAAGCTCCAGAAGGGCAAGTATTTTACAGCTTAGCGGTTACAGAGTACTATTATAATCAAAAGGTATTTAGGATTACCAAGACTAAGCTTAAGTTGCTTAGTAAGCTTTTGGTAAAGTTATTTTATGAAGACCTGGTTAACTGTGCATATAGAGATGTGGCTTTAAAGAAGATTAGTGAAGATAATAAGTTTGCTACAGCCAAAGCTTCAATAAAACAATTCTTAGATTTTTACGAGATCACAGAAAATGATTTAAGATTAGAAACGGCTTATATGGAATACCAACGCAAAAAACCAAAAAAAATTAAGGTTTCTAAAAATCAAATAGCATCATTTTAATACTAAAATTAACGTTAAGCCTTATAAATAATGAGGTTATGGGCTTACACTTTTATCACAAATAGTTATGAATTTTAATTGCGAAGAACAAATAGGCGGCTTTAATAATGTACAAGTTTATACTTTAGAAGAAACTTCTGGATGGCCAAAAGTGGTTACAGACCATAATAGTGATCTGGTAACTTTTACTCCTATACCTCAAAATATAGAAGGCACAATTTTAAATGAAAGTATAGATGTAAGAGAATCCAGTGCCGTAAAAGATCCTGGTAATTTACACGATGTTTCAATATCATTCGAGTTTTTAAGTCAAAGCCCTGCATTGGAACAGCTTTTAGATGGCTATAGCAGTACTAAATTAGTGGCTGTAGTGTGTAAGAACTACAAGCAGAAAAAACTATATGGCACAAATACCTTTCCGTTACAATTAACCTATGAGTTAAAACACGGTAAGAAACCAGAAGACGGTACGGCCACCATAATTAAGTTAACAGGACAATCTCCAAAACGTTCTGTACATATATTAAATGAAGTTGGGTAACATTAGGCTACGCTTTATACGCTTATTATAAAAGTGTAATTTTTCAACCTTAGCTATCTGTTTATTATTGTATTGTGAAAATCTATTTAAAGATTATTCATTATACATTTTATCTATTTTGATAGCAAACTTACACAGCTTATTAAATTCACCTTGGTACATTCAAGAAGATTATGCCGTTGCATTATTTCCTTCATTGGTAAGTGTATTAAACGGTGCAGACCTATCTTCTGTTACACCTCATAACCCAAATGTTATTACTGCGTTTAATGCAGATATGTCTCCTTCATTATTAGGAGAAGACACTGCAGCAACTACAGATAAGCGCGTAGTGGTTTTGGGTATTAAGTCACCTATTTATAAATACGATCAACCTTGCGGACCTACAGGAACGCGAACTATGCGTGCTACTCTGGAGCAATTTAAAACAGATGATAGTATTGCAGGAATTGTTTTAGATATAGATAGTGGTGGCGGCCAAGGCGCAGGAACTTCTGAATTTTATGATTACATAAGCTCCTACCCTAAACCAATAGTGTCTTATACAGATGGCCTTATATGCTCTGCAGCATATTACTTTGCCTCTGCATCTAACCATATTATTGCAAACAAGCGTGCAGACAAAATAGGAAGCATAGGTGCAATGGCTGTAAGTGTAGATATGAGTGGCGTTGTAGAAAAGCAAGGCGGCAAGGTACATATAATGTATGCTAGCAAGAGTAAGAAGAAAAATAAGAGTGCCAGAGCGCTTACAGAAGATAACGACACCTCTGTACATATTACAGAAGTCTTAGATCCTTTAGTAGAAGATTTTCATAATGATATGTTGACTTCTAGACCTAACCTAAACACAGAGGTTTTAGAAGGTGATGTATACACACCACAAGACGCATTAAAACACAACCTTATAGATAGCATAGGCACTTTTGCAGATGCTGTAAATAAGGTTTTTGAACTTTCAGAGCGTAATAATTCAAATTTAAATAAACCACAAATGTCACAAAAGGAAAGACCGCTATTACAGGCTGCCTTAGGATTAGAGTCGGCGTTACAAGAACTAGACGGCCACTCTTCCTTAAGCACAGAACACTTTGATCAACTAGAGCAAACGTTATCAGAGCGCAACGACAGCCTTTCAGAAAAAGAAACGCAATTAAACACTGCAAATGCTTCACTTTCTGAATTACAGAACCAAAACACAGAACTTCAAACTGCTTTAGATGCTTTATTAGAATCTAACAGCGTAGAGGTTTTAGAAACTGCCACACCACAAGAAAAGCTAGATGCTTTGCAAGGGTACATTACAGAGTTAGGAAGCAGAGATGCTGCAAGTCCATCTGCTGTAGTGCCAAGTGCGACAGAAAGAAAAACATCGTTTGTTGATGCCAACGCATCTCACAACCGTTTAGCCGATAAATTAAAAACTTCTAAAAACTAAGACATGGCAATTAATGTTCAAGACGTAGCTAAAGAGGTAGGTGAGTATGTTGCTCATAATACCGAGATAGTGAGCGCAGGTGTTTACTCCGATGAGATCCAGGTAAACGCATTATGTAAAACTATTACCGCTATTAACGGTAAGTACCCACAATTTCATAAGATTTTAGGTCACGTGGTACAAGGCTTTAAAGCAGAATGGCAAGCATTGGGCGAGGCTCAATTTAAGCACAAGATGCTACAAGCTTACCGCCAAAAGGTAAACTTTCCTATTGTTCCAGACGAGATTTTAAACACTTGGTTGGCTAAACTTTATACAGAAGGTTTAACAAAAGAAGAGCAACCAATCTCTAAAGAGATTATGGAAGATCTTATGGCAAAGGTGAAAGATGATTTACAAGAGTTATCTGTTACAGGTGTTAGAGATGATGCTAATGCAGATGGGCAATTTGGAGCATCTTTAAATGGTGTTGCTACACAAGTAACAAACGCTTTAGCAAATACAACGCATCCTGCATTTAGAATCCCATTAAATGCAATTACAGATCAAAACATCTTAGATGAAGTTAAGAGTTTTGAGCGCCAAGTTCCTGCATATATGCGTAGAAAATGTGACTCTATTGTAATGAGTGACAACAACGCATTACGTTATGCAGATGCTTACGAGCAAACGTATGGTACTAAAGTAACATACACAGAAGATGGCCGTATGCGTACACCGCTTACTAAAAAGATGATTGTCTCAGTTGATAATATGCCGGATGACATCATTTTTATGACAATTAAGGACAACCTATACCGTCTTATAGATGTTATTGATGAACCTAGAGTAACAGATGTGCAAACATTAGATTACGTGTTAAAAATCTTTATGGATTTCCATTTAGGATATGATTTTGCAATTAACCAGGTATTATTTGTTGCTGTTTTTGATGGTAGCGAACGTGGTTTAGAAAATGCAGCGCAAAACGCACTGTATTATCCTAAAGAAACTTTAGCTGTAACACCTTAATAATTTATTATGGCAAATGAAACCAAAGACCAACTGTTAGCAATAGCAGTTGGTTATAACCTAGATATAGACGAGAAGGCAACAAAAGCAGATATTAAAGCTGCAATTGATGCTTACGAGGCACAAAACCCTTCTGCAGAAGAAGAGGAAGAAGAAGCTACAGAAAGGCCTACTATTACTTATAATGGTAGAGACTATGCCTTTAAAGCAAATACTCCAAAACAATTAAAAGTATTTGGAGAAGTGAAACCACTAAAAGCACTAATAAAAGACAAGGAAACTATGTCTTTACTTATTGAAGGTGGTAATTTTTATGTAGAACGCGTACAAAACACAAAATAAGATGGCACTAGATTTAGTAGACGTAGGTGGCGAAAGCTGCGAACCAGTTGCAGGAATAGTAAATGATGTTAAGATTGCACCACACGGTGATTTTACATTAATAAATGATCCTGCAGAGTTATGTGGTGACGGTGAAGCTCTTTCTGTTGAAGAGTTAGTTACCATTAGTGCAGACCACACTTTTAATACAGGTAAAGGCTTTACCAATATTGAAAGCATAGAAGAAACAGGTACAATTACCACAACAATGATTGGAGAAACTGGAAGAAAATTATTCCAGAATGCTTTAACTATTGAAGTTGCAGGAAGTACTGCAGCATTACTTGGTTTTTTGAGACAAGTAAAGAACGGTAAGTATGTTGTTTTAGCAGAAGAATTTGGTTCTGGAGCTTTTAGACAAATAGGAAGTTCACGCTTTCCTGCTCGTTTTGAAAGTATTGAAGCAGCATTAGAAGCAGTTGCAGAAGGTAAAAACTCTGTAACATTAACCATACAAGACAAAAGCAAATGGCCTGCTGCAATTTATACAGGAGCCATTACAGAATATCCTTCTGTTTAGGATATGTAGTTCATATTTTTTTGATTGGGTTAGTTAGTTAAAAACGCCTTCTGGTTTTCAGAAGGCGTTTTTTTGTCATTTTCAACCAAACCAATTTAAAATACTTTTATAATCACTTATTTATTCATTTAAAACCAAAACAATGAAAAGTTCATTTTTAACACTATTTGCCCTCGTTTGCATTAGCTTAAATGCTAATGCTTTTATTGAAAACCCTAAAGTTCCTTTTGATGATCCTTTAGAAAATGTTGTATCTTTAAATATGGATTTAGAGATAAATAATGCAACACCTGTTTCAATTTTAAAGCTGAAACAAGAAGATTTAAGTAATAAAATCTTTAAAGATTCAAAAGGCTTATCTATTCTCGAAAAATGCCTAAAATCTGAAATTGATTTTATAGAAGGCATACTTAAGCAAAAACTATATGTCGATTTAAATTCTGAAAGTTTAGAGGCAATTAATTATTCTCTAGATTCAGAACAGATACAGAATGCCATTACTTACTCAAATTATCAAGATGAATTTAGGATAAAAAGGAAATACAAGGTCTCCTATTTTAATGTAGACCTTGGTTACATTATTAGACATAATTACCATTTAAACAACGGTATTACACACGTAGAGTTTAATTATTTGAATTAGAATATTTCTATATATATATTAAAAACGCCTTCTATAACCTAGAAGGCGTTTTTTTGTCATTTAATATATGGGTTACACTTTCCACTTTTGTACTATGAATATACAAGATTGGTTTAGTAGTGGCTGTGATTATGCTTCTGGTGTTGCTTTATATAGCAAGCTTAAGCACAGTAATGCTTTAACGCTTAGGCGCCTTATGAAAAAGGAAAATGCCACAAACTTAATGACTTTAAAATATGAGCTAAAAAAAGCCCAGACATTAAAGGCCCAACTAAAAACCACTACCAAAAAAGTACCACCAAAAAAGAAACCACAACCATTAAAGGTGGTTCCTGCAGCTTATAAAGAGCCTGCACGCCAACCAATGTATATGCATAATACGCCTAAAGAACTTAGGCCATTATTATCTGAGGCCCATACTTTATTTATTAAATGCTGTGAACTAAAGAGTATTTTAAATGAAACTCCTGGATCTGTAAACACCTATGATCTACAATTAGAGATAGATGAAAAGTTAAAGCGCAACCAATGGTGTTGGCAACAGATTACCTTTTTTAAAGAACACGGCACTTTACCAAAAAGCACTCCATCTGAATTTGAAACCCTTACAAGTGCTCAACTTATAAAGCGGCAACAATATAAATGGCAAGCAAAATGCAAAGCAGAAAAGCTTATTGAAAAATATGAAGCTGAGTTAGCATCTCCAGAACCAATTAACAAACGTGTTTTAATTGAAAACAAACTACGCCTAAAAAAAGAAAAGCTAATAGGTATTGAAAAAGATTTACTAACCTTAAGTGAACTCATAAATGGAAACTAAACCTATTAAACGCCCTTTTAAAAAAGGAGCTTCAATATTTGATAAGATTAACCTCGCATCTTTAAAGCCGGATAAATACGAGCTATCTCCTACCCTAGAGAAAATTAAAGAACGTTGGGTGTTTTCATTTACTGAAAAACTCCAGGGCAACAGCAGGCACCAGATAGCTAAAGACCTGCAGGAAACTTATGATATAAGTGAAGCCCAAGCTTACTTAGATATTAAAAACAGTGATCACTATTATGGTGATGCACATAGAGCAAACCAACAGGCCGAAAAGGTTATTCTTTATGAGTTTGCCAGAGACACTTACAAACAAGCTGTTGAAGATGGTGATTTGAAAATGCGTCTTAAGGCTATTGATCTTATGGGTAAATACGCAGATATAGGCAAAGATGATATACAACAGTTTAATCCAGAGAAGTTTGAGAATAAAGAAGTAAGCGTTACTGTACCAACTGCAGTAATGGATGCTTTAATAGAAAAATTAAAAGGTGGTGTTGTTAATATGAATCAATTAGAAGCAGAAGATGCTCAATTTGTAGAAGTAGATAGTAATGAAGAAAATTGAACTCACCGGACCACAACTAATGGTGGTTCTAGCTATAAAATTAGGTAAGAAGAAAATATACCTGGAATGGGGCCGAGGCAGTGGCAAAACTACCATCTTAGGTTATATCCTTAAAGAACTGGTAAAGCAGATGCCAAGAGGTTGCTTTACCTTAGTTGGTGAAACCTATAAACAAATACTTGGCACTACATTAAAATCTGCTAAAGCAGGTTTAGAGATGTTTGGTGTTTTTGAAGATGTAGATTATGTTGTAGGTAGATCTGGTAAAAAAAATGGTTATGCAATGCCTTTTGAGCGCCCAGATATGTGGCATAATATTATACATTTTAGTAATGGTGCTATAATTCAATTAGTTTCACTAGATAATAAAAACAGTGGTAGAGGTCTTAACAGCTATGCAGAGGTTGGAGATGAAGCTGCTTTATTAGATAAAGAACGCCTATTTGTAAATGTTCAGATTAGTAACCGTGCAGGTAGGAACAGGTTTCCAAAGGCCTCATTGTTAAATGCAGAAATTTATATCTCTTCTACTCCATTAACTAAAAAAGGTAAATGGTTTACAGATATGGAAGAAGAAGCTAAAAGGAACCCTAAAGAATACGCATTTATTAAAGCTAATGCGTATAGTAACGCACATAACTTACCTGCAGATTACTTTGATAAAATGCGCAAGAACTCACCTACCTTGCTGTATTACAGAGCAGAAATATTAAACTTAAGACCAAGTGTTAGCAGTGAATCCTTTTATGCGCAATTAAACTCTAAGGTTCATTACTATAAAGATTATGTTTCAGATGAAAACTATAATGAAATTAAGTTTAGTACAGGTAATAATAAATCTATAAACTGCACAACAGATAATGATTTAACTACACAAAATCCTTTGATATTATCAATTGATTTTGGTGTTTTTAACTCTATGAGCATTCAACAACGTACAGGCAATGAGCATAGAATTTTAAACAGCTTTTGGTATAACCACCCTAAAATCCTAGATGATTTAATTATAGATAAGTTCCTGCCCTATTATGCACCTCATAAGCCTAAGAATAATAAGATATTGTTATACGGTGGCCACGATGGAAATAAGCGACAAGTAAACGCCAAGAAGACTTTACTTCAAGAGGTAAGAGATATTTTAATATCTAATGGATGGAAGGTTAAAATTATGTCTAAAGGCGCTGCACCAACCCATATAGAAAAGTATCAAGTAATAAACTCCTTACTTAAGGAGAACCAGGAAGGCGTGCCAGTCATAAGAATTAATGAGAATAACAATACAGATTTAATTATATCATTAGAAAACGCAGGAGTTACAGAAGCAGATACATCTGCTCTTCATAAAGACAAGTCTTCTGAAAGAAGTAAGATAATAAAGCAACAACACGCTACCCATTTAAGTGATACTGTAGACATTCCTATTTATGATATGTATTATCAAGATGTTCTTAGATCTTCTAAGCAAAGAGAATACATGGGCTTACTTACTTAACCTTTTTTCATATATCAATATTTATTTTTTAAATGGAAAGTGTTATACGTCATAGGTTGCGACGTGGTCGCGAGACAAAAAATAAAAATATAGCTAAATAATATTAATCTAAGTTTCTGTATTACAATACATTATGAAGTTATTTATTAGAATGGTTTTATGGTATATTTAAGTATATATAGGTGTTATAAAACTGTAATTTCTTAATCACTTTAAAATGTCAATTTTTGAATTATGAAAGTTGATTTTTTAAAATTATCTGAGGCTTTAAAGTTGATGAAGAGAGTGGATAATGAAGGTGAATTAATTCCTTTTAACTGCTCTGTTAGGACCTTTAATAGAAATTCTAAAAAAGGTGGCACTTTATTAAACATAAAGCAATGCATCCTTTTACCTCTTTCCTTTGGTGATTCTAAAAAAAATAATTCAGTGCAAAGTCTAGGCTTTAAATCTAATGCGCAAAGAAACCCTAATCACTTTGAGCATAGGACAAGAAATTTAAAACTACCTAACGGAAACACTAAAAAGATTAATCTCAATTTTTTGATTTCTGTTAACAATATACCTGTGATATACTAATGGCTCTAGAATTTATAAACGACAAATTAGCATTTGGTACTCATAATGGAGCAGTCTTTTCTTTTAACAAAAAAGAAATGCCATCTACAGTGCAAGTAGAAATTAAAAACTCAACAGGTAAACTAGTCTCTTGGGGACCAAATAATGATACTCCACAAAAAATAATGGAAGGCATTTCTAAATCTGGAACAGCTAAAGCTGCTTTAAGATTTAATAAAAAGGTTCATTATGGTAATGGTTTAGTATTTACTAAAGAAGCTTTTGAAGAAGGAAGCACTAAAAAGAAAATCATACCCATAAGCCTCACCGACCATCCAGAGATTGCTCAGTTTTTTATAAAAAACAAAATGAAGCGTTTCTTTCAAGAAACTATTTCAGATTTAGAAACATTTTCTTTTGCTAATCCAGAGTATATTCTATCTGCAGACTTTAATAAAATTAACAGAGTAAGACGACAAAAAACTGCTTGGTGCCGTTTTGAGGTTATGAATGAATCCACAGGATATATAGATCATATTTACTTGTCTCAACGTTGGGGAACCACTAACAACACAGAAGAAGACAAGTTTACAAAACGTATTAAGCATATAGATCCTTATTGGACACCAGAAGAAGTAAAAGACTATTGCCGAAAACATAAAATAACCAACTTTATAAGACCTTCATTTTACCCTACAACTATTGAAGGTTATTATCCAGTTGCAGACTGGCATACCATTATTGAAAGCGGTTGGATAGATGTAGCTAACAGTATTCCAGAATACAAGAAGGCAATGTTTAAAAATCAGATTTCAATAAAATATCTTATTGAAATAGATGAACGCTATTTTGAGCAGGTTTATAAAGATGTTTGGGAAGATTTTTCTGTTGATGAACGCAAAGACAAGAGAAAAGAAGTCATTGATGCCATTGATACACACTTAGGTGGCTCATCAGAAGCAGGCAAAAGCATTCAATCTATGAAAATAGATGTAGGAGATGGCCAAACTGTATCTGCTATAACAATCACTCCAATAGATGATAAGTTTAAAGACGGTGCCTACCTGCCAGAAGCCTCTGCAGCAAATGGTGAAATATTATTTGCCTTTTCTGTAGATCCTAGTGTTATAGGTGCAGGTATTCCTGGAGGCCTTGGTGCAGGTTCTGGAAGTGATAAGCGCGAAGCCTTTACAATTGCCTCTGCGTTAATGAAAACCAATAGAGAAACAACATTAGAGATTTATGATTTTATAGCAGAATATAACAAGTGGGATCCTTTAATAACACCACATTTTGAAAACACCATCCTAACCACACTAGATAAAAACCCAACAGGAACCCAAAATGCAGTAAACTAATGGCAATATTAGAAACCACAGATATATTACAGGAATACATTGCCGTTCGTAATGATTTTGTAATTGAAGACTTAAAGCCCTTTAAACGCCAAGCGTTAAGAGAGTATGTTAAACCTTTTGTAGGAAAATTAGACACAGAGTTAGCCAGTCCTGCAACAGGAGAAAATGCAGAAATAAAAAATGAGGCTAGAGAGCTTTTAGAAGAAACTGTGGCCTGTTTTTCTTTTTATTTAGGTGCACCAGAACTAGCATTACAAATATCTGGAAGCGGTATAAGTGTTGCCGAAACTACCAATTATAAAAAAGCAAACACCTTTGAGAAAAACGAGTTTCAAAGAAACCTACTTAGGCGCGCACACACGTCACTAGATGCTTTATTGTTAATCCTAGAAGATAACGCCTCTTTATTTAGTAGCTACACAGCAGAGTTGCAAGACATAAACAAAGAGCTTATTGTAAATAGCACGCAGGTGTTTAACCAATATTATAATATTCATAACTCCAGACAAACCTACTTAGCCCTTAAGCCATTTATAAGACGTGTAGAAGATCAATACTTAAGTAGTTGGTTATGCTCAGAGTTTATTACAGAGTTAAAGCAACCACAAACTAACCTAAGCTATAAAAATGCAAAACTATTATTGCAAAAAGCAACAGTGGCTTTTACCGTTTCAAAAGCTGTTTTAGAAGGCTTGTTTATACTAGACCAGAACGGCATCCATTTAAAGTTTGACACGTTGGAGTATGAGAAAACGGCCACCAATACTAACCTTAAGATTAATGACTTTTTAATGCGAACTTCTAAACAACAGGAGTTAGCAGGAGAAGAGTATTTAAGGCAAGTATCTAAGTATTTAATAGCCAACAAAGAGGCTTTTACACAATGTAATGGCACTATCATATTAGAGAAAGATGAAGCTTTTAGCACTTCTGTGGTGCAAATAAGTAACAACAAAAGAATATTATCCCTATGATCTCCGCAAACCCATTAGCGCCTGCTTGCAATGCGCAAACAGAAAACACTCCTATTTCTAATTTGGTAGAAAACGGTATAAAACCATATTACATAAGCCCAGAACCAACACCACAGACGGAGAACTTCTTTATAGATGTCATCATAGCGGATAACATTAACAACAGAGCGGAACAAATACCACAATCAAGCAAGCTTATATACATATATACGTTGTTTCAATATGGTGGTCAGAGTTTCCGTAAGATATGGGTATTAGACAACTCCAATAGAGCGTATGGTCAAGGCACGCCTCCAATAGGTGCAGGAAACTTAATAGAGTTCAATACGCAGGCACTACAACAGAACAGCGTTGTAGACTTGGGAGATATAGGCGCACTTGTAGGGAATGAAACGTATGAAGAACATCTAAGAGATTATATAAATGCACAAGACCCGTCGATAGGGTTAATCAATAGCGGAACGATACGAGCAGACTTTGGTGGTGATGTAAGGGAGTTTAATTTCAGTAATGTAACTGGTGACTATGGTCTTAATGTAAATCAAACAGAGGTTACAGATTTTCAGTTATATGGTGAGAGCAACAACGAAGAAGATACTGAAAATGTAATCATAGATAATACTAAAGAATTAAAAGAACAGTATTTTAAGTACGATTATATAGTTCCTAATAAGACATTGATAACTGCAAGTGAAGCAGGATGGGATATAGAATTTAGGGAGATGGGAAATATCCTATCAGAATATAACAGAAAGATATTAGTCTATTCGGGATATGAGCCTCCTTATGTGGGTAACAACTCATACTTAGGTATAGCAATATCCACAGATAATGGTAATACTTATGTAAAAGGTGGTATTAACAATGACGGAAAAATAATCAATAGGAGTTTAGAGGACGGTTATTTAGTAAAATTTAACGACACTTATTTTATCTATGCAGAAGATAAAGAAGTTGTTCCTTTTAAAAATATTAGATGCTACACTTCACAAGATTTAATTAATTGGAATGATGAAGGCATTGTATTAGATGTTGGGAATGAGGGCGATTGGGATGAGTATGATGTTAGTAGTCCAACTGTTTTTATAGAAAATGGCATATTAAATCTATTTTATGAGGGTAGAGGTCTTGATAATGGCGGTTCTATTGGATTGGCAACATCAACAGATGGATTAACATTTACGAAAGAAGTAAACAATCCAGTTAACGATGCAAGCAATATAGAATGGGCAGAAAGCATTGTGCCTGATGATATTGTTAAAGTAAATGATGGATATTACTTAAATGCTCACGCTTATAAAGGGGATGTTTTTTCTGCAACCACTTTATTTTCAACGGATTTAATTAATTGGGTAGATTTTAAGAACGGTTACTATAAGTTTTATAATTCTACAGATGACAATTTAGGCAATGGGTTAATGATTTTAGAGTCAAATAATAAATTTGACTTTATAGCAATAGACAGCCTTAATCAATCAAAAACTATAAAAACATATATACCTGCTGTTAATTCAAAAAAAGTTAATACAGATGATTTTATAGATAAAAATGGTTTACCTACTGAATTAATAAATGGTGATGGTACTTTAAGACCAGAGACATTTTTTACAAAAGCATTTAAGGTAACAGGCACGCAGACCTTAGATGTTGATACAATTATAAAAGAGGGATTACACGACAAATTAATTCTATCAAACTCTACCAACATACCAACTTCTCAAATAGGGTATATATTAGTTTTAAAGTTGAATGATGATAGGTTAACACAAATTTGGTTTCCATACAATAATACAGACGGTGTTTACTTTAGATATTCTATAAACGGAGTGTTTTCAGATTGGCTTTCATTTCTTCATTTATCTAATGATAAAGCTGTTAAAAGCAAACTATCAAATGTAAGATATAACGAGACTACAAAGTTATTAGAAGTAATAGACAAATCTTCTTCTACATTCATTAATACTTCAAATACTGGTTTTTCTGAAAGAAACATAACCTACAACGTTGTAAATGGCAGGCTTATTTTAATAGGTGGTGCAACGGCTACGGCTACTACAACA